TATCGAACCTTTGCACAGTCGGTGTTCTGGTGTGGTATTTAAGATACCTAATACAGACAAACCAAAACTTGCTGGTGAATTCTACAAACGTGTACAGGATATCCTTGCACAAGAGAATGTACAATACCAGCCTAAAGTTGTACAAGAACTGGTAATGAAACACTTCCCAGATTGGCGTAGGGTTTTAAACGAACTGCAAAGATACTCTGCTTCTGGTATGATTGACACTGGAATACTTGTCAATATCTCAGAATCAAATATGAAGGACTTGATTGTCCATCTCAAGGCGAAAGACTTTAAAGGTATTCGTTCTTGGATTGCAAACAATCTAGACAATGACCCTTCACAACTGTATCGTAAAATTTATGATACATTGTATGATAATATACAATCTAGTACCATTCCACACATGGTAATGGCTGTTGCAGATTATCAATACAAATCGGCATTTGTTGCAGACCAAGAAATAAACATGCAAGCGTTTATGATTGAGGTTATGTCACAGGTGCAGTTCAAATGAGTTATGAATTAAAACATTATCTTAACTCAATAAACAACACTAAGGAAAATCTGATGGATTCAGATGATCCTATGTGGGAAAAGAAGTATCCATCATATGTTGTAAACAGATGTTTGGGTGCATTCAATGACACCATTATGTTCGTTAATGAAATGAATATGCGTCACCACCTTGACGCAAAGCTTCAATACGATTTTTTACTAAATACTATTAGATCTAAGAAACGCTTCGCCCCTTGGGTAAAAGCTGAAAAGTTAGATGACTTAGAGTATGTTAAAGAGTATTACGGCTACGGTAATGAAAAAGCGAAGGTTGCTCTTTCGGTACTTAATAATGAACAGATAAAGGCTATCAAAGATAGTTTGAATAAAGGTGGAAGAAATGGAAGAAATTGAATGGCAACCCGAAAGGATGCTAGAAGTAAAACTAAAGGAACCTGATGACTTCTTAAAGGTTCGTGAGACACTATCAAGAATTGGTGTCGCTTCTCGTAAAGAGAGGAAACTGTACCAATCATGTCATATCCTACATAAACAAGGTAGGTATTACATTGTACATTTCAAAGAGTTGTTTGCCCTTGATGGTAAGGAAACAAACATCAATGAGAATGATATATCTCGTAGGAACTCAATCGCAGTTCTTTTGAGTGATTGGGGCTTAATTGAAATTCTAGGTGAAACTGAACCTAGAGCACCCTTATCCCAAATCAAAGTAATTTCCTTTAAGGAAAAGAATGAGTGGGATTTGGAAACAAAATATAACATTGGAAAAAAGCGAGAACTATAAAATGAGTACAGATATTCTGAAAGCAGTAAAACAGCACGCTGAAGCTAAGATTGCAATGCATCAAGTTAACGTGATGGTTTACTTAAAGAATCCTGCTGGTATCGGGGAACACTCAGATATCACAGAAACAGTCGAGAAAGAACTAAAGCAAATGGCCCACTATCAAGATGTCCACGACATGATTGATAAGTATTTCCCAGAAGCACCAGAGGATCAAATGCCACTTTTCTCTTGACATTCGCCCTTAAATCGTATATAATGAATCTAATTGATAAGGAAAAATATGTCAGACTTCTATACACACGTTGCCCAATGGGGCAACCAACTGCTCGTTCGTGCTGTAAAGAATGGTGTCCGTACTAACTTCAAAGTAAAGTACGAACCCACTCTTTTCGTTCCTGTCCAGAAAGAAACTGGTTGGAAAACCTTGGATGACAAAAACGTCAATCCAATGAAGTTCCTTTCTATTAAGGAAGCAAAAGCATTTATCGAACAGTATCAGTCCCAGCCTCATCTTGTGTATGGAATGAACCAATTCCCATATACATATATTTCAGATAGATATCCGAAACAAATTCAGTTTGATTCAAAACAACTGAAGATTGTCACGATAGATATTGAGGTAGAGTGTGAGAATGGATTCCCTCATGCTGATCAGGCGATAGAACCTATGCTTTCTATCACCGTCAAAGACCACAATGCAGGCAAGTTTATTGTATGGGGTATGCGTCCCTACAAAAACAGTAGAGATGATGTAGAATATATTCATTGTCCTACTGAACGTGACCTTCTTGCTAGGTTTCTTGGTTGGTGGGATGCAGATCATCCTGATATCATTACTGGTTGGAATACTGAATTCTTTGACCTTCCCTACATCTGTAACCGTATAAATTCCCAGTTGGGTGAAGACGCTATGAAACGTCTATCTCCTTGGGGTGTTGTACAGTCACGCATGGTGAATAGTGGGTTTGGTAAGAAGACAGAAATGTTTGAAATCATGGGTGTTAACAACCTTGATTACCTTCAACTGTATAAGAAATTTACATACTCAAACCAAGAGTCATACCGTCTAGACCATATCGCTTTTGTCGAACTAGGACAACATAAGGATGAGAATCCGTATGACACATTTAGTGATTGGTATCAGAAAGACTATCAGTCTTTTATTGACTATAACATAATGGACGTTGAACTAGTTGATAGACTAGATTCCAAAATGAAACTGATTGATTTGATTCTCACTATGACGTATGAGGCTAAAGTTAATATGTCTGATGCATTCACATCTGTGAAGTATTGGGATGTTTTGATTTACAACCACCTTCTGAAACGTAAAGTTGTTATCCCAACAAAGACTCGCAATGAGAGTAAGGGTGAGAAGTATATCGGTGCATACGTTAAAGACCCACAGGTTGGACAACACAAGTGGGTTATGTCTTTTGACTTGAACTCTCTGTATCCTCACCTAATCATGCAATACAATATTTCTCCAGAGATGTTGTTACCTCAAACTATGCCTTACAATGACAATACCATTGATGAGATGTTATCACAACAGATAGACTTATCTATGTTACCTGATGCAAAAGTTGCTAGGACACCAAATGGTGCATTGTTCAGAACAAAGAAACAAGGGTTCTTGCCTGAGATGATGCAAGAGATGTACAATGACCGTACTATCTACAAGAAGAAGATGTTGACTGCTAAACAGCAGTATGAAGATACCAAAGACCCTAAGTTTCTAAATGATGTGTCTCGTTTCCAGAACATCCAAATGGCACGAAAGATTTCCTTGAACTCTGCTTATGGTGCGATTGGTAATGAATGGTTTAGATATTATGACTTAAAGATTGCAGAAGGTATTACAACTTCTGGACAACTATCTATTCGGTGGATTGAAAAGGCACTGAATGGTTACTTGAATAACTTGCTGAAAAGCGAAGGAGTAGATTATGTTATTGCATCAGATACGGATTCAGTATACATTAGGTTTGATGAACTTGTTAGTAAGGTGTTATCGAAAAGAGTTGATGAGTCGGAAGATTCATATCGTCTCAGGGTGGTGGAGTTCCTTAATACGATTGCTCAAGAGAAAATCGAACCTTTTATTGATAAGAGTTATCAAAATCTTGCTAAATATGTAAATGCATATGAACAGAAGATGGAGATGGGCCGTGAGGCAATCGCAGACAAAGGTATCTGGACTGCTAAGAAACGATACATTCTAAACGTATGGGATATGGAAGGTGTTCGTTATCAAGAACCACAATTAAAGATTATGGGTATTGAGGCTGTTAAGTCTTCTACTCCTGCTCCATGTCGTGCCAAGATTAAAGAATGTCTAAAGATTATTATGTCTGGTACAGAACAAGATGTGAATGATTTCATAATTGATTTTAGAGAAGAGTTTATGAATTTACCAGTAGAGGATATTGCATTTCCTCGTTCTGTTAATGGACTTGCAAAATGGAGTAGTAGTTCTAGTATCTTTTTGAAGGGTGTTCCTATGCACTGTCGTGGTGCTTTGTTGTACAATCACTTCACCAAGAGGAATAAACTTACACACAAGTATCCTCTTATTCAAGAAGGTGAGAAGATTAAGTTTATTCACCTAAGAACTCCTAATCCCATGTCATCTAATGTCATATCTTTTATAACTAAATTACCAAAAGAACTTGACATTCATCGCTATATAGACTATGATATGCAGTATGAGAAAGCGTTTGTAGAACCATTGACGTTTATTATGAACCAGATTGGATGGAATATTGACCGTTCTTATGGTACGCAAACAACACTTGAGGACTTTTTTGGATGATACTAGAACGAGATGATGCTATATGGGCTGCAACAAAGTTGATGAATTACTTCAAAGACTTTGGGCGTATTGATGACTATTTTCGTGCTCGTAAGATTGAACGTGTAAAAAACATTCCTCAGTCATTGCCCGGCATGGGACTAGAGGATGATTTCTTTCAGTCTTTCGATATGCATCCAGAAGATATGAACTTTGCTGTATCAACTATTCCAAATAAAACATGGGACACTATGTTAGAGAAGGTTGCATCATTTAGTCCAGACGATAGCCCAGGCAAGAATATGAAACTGGTTGTTAAGGAAACAACTACTAATACTATAGTTGGTTTCATTCGTTTAGGTTCTCCCTTAATTAACTCCAAGCCTCGTAATGATTATTTGGGTGGTGTGCCAGACTTAAACATATTCAACAAACATGCAATAATGGGTATGGTAATCGTAGCAACTCAACCATTTGGTTTCAACTATCTTGGTGGTAAACTTCTTGCTGGTATATGTAACTCACATGCAGTTCGTAGAATGTTGAATGAAAAATATGATACAGAGTTTTGTCTTTTTGAGACTACTAGTCTCTATGGTAATATCAAGTCATCTTCTATGTATGATGGAATGCGTCCATTCCTTAGATACAAGGGTGACACAGAATCTAAGTTTCTATTGACACTAGGTGAAGAACTCTATTTTGAATTGCGTGATTGGTTTACTGAAAAGAATGGTGGTGAAGACCTCATTCACAAAGGTGCTTCTAGTCGCAAGATGAAAATTCAAACAAAGATGCTTGGTATTGTCAAAGCAAGTCTAAAAGTGCATGATACAAAAGCGTATGAGTTGTTCTCAGACCAGATGGCAAAGGCAGGACAGGTTACGACCCAGAAACGATTTTACATGGGAAACTATGGATTTGAAAATGTACAAGATGTGTTACTTGGTAAAACTGATAAACTAATTAAAGCAGAGAACTTTGATAGGTTTGAACTTGATGGTGTGGTTGCATGGTGGAAGAAACTTGCTACCAAGCGTTACAATAAGATGATTGCAGAGAACAAGGTTCGTACAGAACTGGAAGTCTGGAATCAAGATACTATGGATAAGATTGATATTATACGATGATTGGATTTACTTGCGGCGCTTTTGACTTACTACATGCTGGACATGTTGTTATGCTTAAGGAAGCTAGAAAGAACTGTGATTGGTTAGTTGTGGGACTACAGACTGACCCTTCTATTGACAGACAAGACAAGAATAAACCTATACAATCAGTATATGAAAGATACGTTCAATTATCGGGCGTAAAGTTTGTAGATGAGATTATTCCATATGACACAGAACAAAGTCTAGTAGACTTGCTACAATCACAAGAGATTGATATTAGGTTTATTGGAGAAGATTATAGAGACAGGGAATTCACTGGTAGTGATTTGCCAATTGAAGTGTTCTACACATCTAGACAGCACTCTTTCTCATCCTCAAGTTTAAGAAATAAAATCAAATAACTTGTTGACAGATGCCCCATAAAGGGTTATAATAGATACTATAAATAAAAATAAGAGTGTAAAACCTCTTATAATATGACTGTAGGAAAGACTACCAACTTGTCCAATAATGGACACAATTAAATTAGGAGAAGACGTAATGTCTGATATTT